AACCAAAGAACAGCACAACAGATCACACAAAGTCCAGCGATTCCTGCTAATACTTCTATCATTTCTTGTCATCCTTTAACCAATCTTCTACATCTGTGTAGTGGATATAACCAACATCGCCCCACTTGACGCCTTCATTAACGATATCGTGGATAGCCTCCACACATTCATCATACTCACCGCCACTGGCACGAGTACCCCAATCATAGGCACACTGCTCATCACTGCCACGCCGGATACCAGCCTGATAGATAGATTTGATCTGTTCGATTGTGAAAGTAAAAGTCTTATCTGTCATTAAGCAGCCACCCTATCACGGAAGTTGACACGGAAGCGAAGCATCTTAAGATGCTCGTCACTGCCGCAGAGTCGGACGGTCTTAACAAGTCCACGAAAATTGGTGTACTTGATATCAATCCAAGGAACTAGAGTACCCGCGCTATTAAGCGCCAAGCACATATTAACAATCTCGCCACGATGGACACCAGCAGAGCTAGTCCAGCGAACACGGTCACCGATCTGCACACCGCCAACATTGGGGTCGCTGATGTTGCTATCATTGTAAAGCGTTGTCATTGTAATCTCCTTAGGCAGCAGCCATCTTGAGAGCGGGAATCTGGTGCTTGCACACCATACGGTTGAAATACTCAACCGGGAAGGCGACGACCGACTTCGGAATCGACCGATTGATCCGGATGATCTTAGAGACGATCTGAGACCGCTCAACCTGAGCAGCATGCAGTTGAGCATGCTCCATGACCAACTTGGTCCGGCGGTTGAATTTCGACTCGTAGGCCTTAGGGACCATGTAGTACTTGCCATCAAACTGGCGGACCATGACGTAGACTGTACCGTTGAATTCCATCTGCTATCTCCTTCATCTCATCCTATAATTGAATATAGGACATTTTCAGAAAAATGTCAACCGGTTCTAGAAAGATTCTAGGAGAAAAATGCAGAAATCTTTGGTTGACAATATTCTAGAAAAATGCCATATTGAATAATAGGAAAAGGAGAATCTCGTGGCTAAATCGCTTCTAGCAGTCAAAAGCACCAAGACTCGTAGGAAGTCTCTCTCAGAGACCTACCTAATCAACAGGAAATATATGGGAGATGAGCCAGAAGGTCCTGTCTCTAGCGATTCTGACTTTGGAAAGCGCCTGAACTGGTACCACTACATGTGTGACAAAGAGGACGCACGCCAGTACCTCAAGGACTGGTTGATTGCACAGAAAATGACTGGAGTTCTTTTCAAGAAGATTGATTCTATCCCTGACGCTTGGATTCCTTTTGGTTCTGCTTGGAGGGCTCGTATTGCTTCTCATGGCACTCAGCTAACACTTGAGCAGAACAATAAGATTCTTGCTGATATCAAGTATGGTATCGCTAAGGGCGCTAAAGAACCGGTCTCAGACAAAGCAGAAGGTCCTTCTATACAAGATCGAGTCAAAGATCGTGTCTCAGCCATCATTGGCGATATTGAGGAGATGATTGATTCTGATGTTACAATCATCAACCTGTATGAATGGTTGCAGAAGAACTCTATCCCTGCTGCTCATGTCACCAAGATCATTGCCTACTACAAACCCCTAGAGACCGAGTACGAGGCGGCGCTAGGCGGGGACAAGGAGGTTCTAGAGGGGTATGCGCGGTACACCAAGGCTCAGCTCAAAGTGAAGCACAACCGCGTCAAGAAGATGATTGAGGACGCAGAGAAGTACGCTGGAGTCACCAAGAAGCTCCGCAAGCCTCGAGTGACGAAGGCTCCCAGCACTGCTAAGATCCTGCAGCACTTCAAGTTCCAGAAGGAATCCAACGAGCACAAGATCGCTTCGGTTTCTGCTTCGTCAATCCTAGGAGCTCAGGAGCTGTGGACCTTCAACTCAAAGTACAAGATTCTTTCGGTATTTGTCGCTAAGGATCGAGGCGGCCTCGGCGTGAACCGTCAGGCAATCACCAACTTTGATGAGAAGGCTTCTAAGTCCATGCGGATCGGTCGAAAGACGGATGAGCAACTCAAGAAAGTCGTGTCTGGTGGAAAGATCATTCTTCGCAAACTAGCAACAGAGATGGATCTCCCTATCACTGCACGACTCAATGAAGCAACGGTACTGTTGAAAGCAACCAAGGCTTTTTAGCCTTGGTTGTGCTTTTCATAAATAATTGTATCCGTTAATATCATAGAAAGAAAAATATGACAGAAAACGTAGTACAATTTCCCAACATGACAGAAGAAACTTTTCCTTCGACACAAGAAGAAGCGCAGGAAAGAATAGAAGAAATTAGAACAGAATATTGTGATGCCGTAGCAGAAGATGCTTTTGATGTTGTAATGCAAGTGCTATACTCCTACAACATGTACCCAAAAACTGATGAAGCCAAAATCAAAGATGTAGTTTTTCTAGAAGAAGCAATTAAGTCTGTTGTCTATAGGTACAAAAACTTATTTCATTCTTTTCAAGAAATATCAGAAAATACAATTTCGATTACTCCTGAAGCACAGCAAGAACTAGATAGCATGAAGAAAAAAGAAAAAATAACGGTTGATTGATTATGAAGAACTCTATATATTGAATATATAGATTAACTGTGGAACTGTATAACATGATTATCGTAGACTTTAACCAAGTGATGATATCCAATCTGATGGCACAGCTTGGCAACCATACAAACATACCTCTAGACGAAGGCCTATTCAGGCATATGGTCATCAATTCTATCAGGAACTACAAGTTGAAGTTCTCTGAAGAATATGGTGAAATTGTAATTGCTTGTGATGATAGGAACTATTGGCGCAAGCAAATCTATCCTTACTACAAGGCAAACAGGAAGAAAGCTCGTGACAAGTCAGAGCTTGACTGGACATTGATCTTCGAATCTTTCAATAAGATTCGTTCTGAACTGAAAGATTATTTTCCCTATAGGGTTATTCAGATTGAATCTGCAGAAGCAGATGATATCATTGCGACTTTGGTTCTAGATATTATCGCACCAGAAGGATTCCTGATTTTATCAGGTGATAAAGATTTCATTCAATTGCATAAGTATGACAATGTGAAACAATATGATCCTGTACGTAAGAAGTGGATCACTCATGACAATCCTGATCATTATCTCTTTGAGCATATCATGAGGGGCGATGCTGGTGATGGCATTCCCAATGTTCTTTCTGATGATGACGTCTTTGTTGTTGATGGTAAGCGTCAGAAACCCCTCACTCAAAAGAAAATTGACGCTGATTGGATTTCTAAGGAAATGTTATGCACAAGAAATTTCTTGAGAAACCAACAGATCATTGATCTATCCTTCATACCTATTAATATTCAAGAAGCAATTATTGATAAATATAATGCAGAAGCAGGTAAAGATAGGTCTAAGTTGTTTAACTACTTTATTGAATATAAACTAAAACACATGATGGAAAATATAGGTGATTTCTAATGGCTAAAATGGCAATGAGTGAACTTCTTAAGCGTTGTTCTGAGTTTGAGAAGAAAAAAGAAAAAGTATTTGCACTTCAAGAAAACTGTGATGAAGCTACAAAAAAGGTTCTGCAGTTGATGTTTCACCCAGAAGTAAAGTTTGCGCTTCCTGAAGGAAAACCTCCTTTCAGATATTCTCAGTTTAACGAGCACAACATGCTCTATTCTGAAGTGCGTCGTCTTTATCTTTTCATGGAAGGTGCTCCGGGAACAGAAAATTTGACTCCCCTTAAGAGAGAAAGCATGTTCATTGGTTTGCTAGAAACAGTAACACCAGATGATGCTGATTTGCTTCTTGCAATGAAAGAAAAAATATCCCCGTATCCTGGGTTGACTAAAGAAGTCGTTGTTGCAGCATTTCCGGAGTTATTTCCTGCATGACTAAAGACGCTAAATCCCAAAATCTTGTTTTTAATAGCAAAAATAAAGGTTCTAGGAATTATTCATATGATGAAGAGCAAATTTCCTTTAAAGAAGTAAAGCGAGAAAAAAACCAAAAGAAATACAAAAATTATCAAAATGTCTTGAAAGCAAAAGACATCAATGCTCTTCTTGAATATGAGGAAGAATAAATGATAGTTATTACAAATGAGGTAATTTGGTTTTCTATTTGTTATACTTCTTTAGTTGCTATTATAGCACTATTTTATAATTACACTGGATATCGTAATGGAATAGCTGATTGCATAGAAACATTAAAAAAATACGAACCTGAAGCAATCGAAAGAGCTTCAAGCAAGATCAAATTAAAGGCACAACAAAATGACTGATACAGAAGAAAAGAAAATGCTATGGTATGCTAATGCCATAGGCAAT